TCATAATGGCATAGGTAAAACTATCCCAACTTGTTTTACCAATTTTACCAATCTTATTTAGGTCGTTAGGTCCATAGATACAAATTTTATTAACTTCTACACCGTCCATGATAGGGCTTGTAGTAAAACTATCAAAATGTCCGTCTTGTACTACTACATCTTGGAAGAGTCTAGTATCCTGGGAATACTTTTTGTTGTCGAGACTAGGCAACATTCTGTAGAGCCATTTTTCTCTGTCTTTGATTTCTGTTTGGACATAGATTTGTCCATTTGCTGTTGCAAGGAACGGTGAGGCGCAATCAAAAGATATGGTAAAGTTTTCATTATGATATTTCCTTATAGCACGTTGTAAATCGGTTAATAATAATGCCCACTCTAACTTAGAGGTGCCTAAGAAGTGCATCCAGTCCTGTTGACCTTTTTCAAGTAATCCATCGAACTTTAATGCCACTAATCTTTTTAATACCAAGTGTACATCACACATGTTCTGGCCACCCATAGCCCAACCATTAAATGGTTTGTCGTATTTCTTAGGATCGCAGAAATCTTTCATCTGTTGATACCAGTCTTCTGCCTGTTGATGGTTTTCGCCTTGTAATACGTTTAAGAACTTACAAGCACCTGTGCGATGTTTAATGAAATATTCGTTATTGTATTTGGTAGCACTTACGGCTTGATCATAACTGCTAATGCCACTATTTTTAGCACCAACTGGACTACGCCCAACCCACGCAGGAATATCAAGAACCATGCCATAGTCCATTAATGCATCCATCCATGTTAATACTTGTTCGCGTTTCTTTTGTGCCGCATCTAGTTTAGCTTGATAAAGTTTAACATGGTCAATTTTAGTATACTTAGGATTGCCGTTTTTATCTAGTTTAGGATTGCCAGTAGCATCAAATTGCGGTACTAGTTCAATGCCTTTAGCTTGTGCTTCAGCCATGCGTTGTGCAACTTCAGGACCGTTAGGATCGTTCCACTCGCCTTCCCACACACCTTTGCCAATTTGGAAACCGCCCGAATCACCTAATACCCAACTGGTGCTACGATCTCTATTACGGAACATGTCTTCGCTTGGGTCATGTTTAGATAAATCTAAATTAGCATGACCTGCTGAATACAAACAATGGTCGTAATAGAACGCCGCATTTGGATCTAAGTAATTCATTGCTTCTATTCCCTTAGGACCAAAACTGGCAGGAATACGTGCAGGATCTACATAATTGCCGTAACGTTGTTTACCTATGTATGTGCTATAAAATCCCGACGTTGCTGGCAGGAAGTATGCGTAATCTAATTGTGTAGCTGTTAAATTCTTATTCATTATTTTACCAAATGTTGTGCTAGCACCATACAACTGATCCAGCACCATATTGTATTAAATCCTACAACTGTGGGACTAAATCTTTTGTAACTAGCCCATATTAGTGACACGCTAGTCAATAATGCAATCCAATACAGTTCCCATATTTGCACTCCAAAAATTAAACCAGGAATAATAATAATGGCTTTTGCTAACCAACTAATAGCATCTACTATATTATAGATAGTCCAGTATTCTTTAGTCAACCACATGGCATAACACGATTTTATATTACTCCACTTACAATGTGTATAAGTGATAAGAGTTAGTACTACCCACACTAATGTTGCAAATGCTATTTGTTCAAATGTCATTATTGTCTCCGTGTCTTAACTTCATGAGCTAAGGTGTTTAATTCGTTTTTAGTTCGAATTCTTTCTCTGTCCAAGTACATGCATTGTTGTATTAAATGCTGTACTTGGTTTTCAAGAAACCGAAGTTTAGTTTCTAATTGAAGAATCTTATCGTCATTCATTTTACTTGGCTTGTGCTGGTAAAATGTATTTGTATTCAGCTAAACCACTGTTAACTGTAATTTGTAAAGCACCTGCATCAGCAATATGCATAGTAACGTCACCGCTAAGATTCAAGATGCTCATCACTTGTTGCACAGGCCATGCCCATGTTTGTTTTAGTTTACCAGTAATACCACTTTGGAATACAAAGTTACCAGCGTGGGTACTTGCATCACCGAAACTAAACACTAGGTTGTCACCATCGGTTTTAACTTGGAATGTAGTTTCTTCTGTATGTGCGGCCGCTTGATATTTTAAACGTTGAATACTGCCAACTGTAGGTTGGAATTCGATATCCCACTTGCTACCTTTAAACTTAACTGTTTTTAATGCTTCGTTAATAATCTCAGCATTCATAAAACGATAATCATTTTTAAAGTCGCCAGCGGCATTTTCAAAGTGCAAACCTGTTGGGATATCTTCCCCATTGCGATTTTGAATAACAACTTCAATGGTTGCATTTTCTTTGTACTCTGGGCACTTTAAATGCAAATCTAATTTGTTTAAATTAGGCATACCAAATACGCCTTCGAGTTCACTTACAGGTTTAAGTGTCTTTGCTTGTAAAATTACGCTACGGTCTTCAGCCATGGATTCGATTGAAGTTTCAGTATCATCACTGCTAATTTTAACTAGCGGTAGAAATCCTAAACTGTGCGTATGTGCTACTAAGTCTTGTAAAATATCCTTCATATGATTCTCCTTATTTGTATTATATTTAGGTTTTTGGTAAAAGTCAATGATTTTTTCGTACTTTCTTGTTGTATTTTATTGCCGATTCAACTAGTGTGTGTACTTGGCCAGTCGTATCTGCATAGTGTATAAATGCGTTGGTGTCTTTAGGAAAACACGCTCCGCCAAACCCACGCTGACCATCTGGCCCAGGAACCAATGTATGGCTTTTACCAATTCGATCATCGTGACAAATTAATTGTCTTACGATATTCCAATCTGCACCAACTGCTTGACACATATCATACATTTGATTAAAAAATGTTACCTTAACGCTTAAGAAACAATTGACACTATATTTGACTAATGCCGCTTCTTGTAAACTGCATTTTAAGAATAACTTGCAATTAGGCAATGATTCTTGAAATAAATCTTGCCAAAACCCTTCAGGATCTTCTCCGCCAATAATCATGTATTTCTGATTAACGAAATCGTCATTAGCACTAACAGCTCTTAAAAATTCTGGACTATAACATATACTATGATCTGGATACAGTTCTTCTAGTTTATTTAGGTAATCTGGTCGTACTGTTGATTTAATCAATACAGGAATATGTATAGGTGTGTCATCTAATACTGCCTTAATTTGGCTAATATCACAATCGCCTATTTCTGTACTAGGTGTGCCCACACAAATAATCAATCCTTCGGCTAGTGGGAAATCTTTAACGGTTTCATCACTTACCTTTGGATCGACAATGTATAGTACATTGTCTTCTTGAATAGCGTTGGCAACTGCTTTGCCGACAAATCCGTAACCTGCAATTATAATGTTCATATTAAAACTCGAATAGACTGTTAAAAGTATTTTTTTCTTCGGTACTTCGGATATCCCATTTGAGAACACCGATTAAGTTTTCTAGCTTGTTATCAATAATGGTAGATTCCATTTCAGCATGGTCAAAAGGCAAATCTTTAAACCATTGTGGCAAACGCAATTCGTCCACTGGATACGCAACACTAGTATATCCTAAAGGATTTTGTTTAAGTTTACAAACAATAACTTTTTGTCCGTCTGTAATATTCATGCTGTACTTGTCGTCATACATACGTTTTAATGTATTCCAGTTAATACTTGCACGAACGTGTCCGGGCATATTAGCCTTACCTTGCTTGGCTTCTTTAGCTTGATAATCTGTAATGTTGTTAGCACGTTTAGGACTGCCTTTTTCCCAACCTGGTCGTCCTTTAAAGTTCATGCGGAACTCACTGATATGATCCAACACTTCCTGTTCGGCTTTACCCATTAGAACCATTTCCAAAACATCGCTTAGAAAGTTCTGAATAAATTCTGGTGTATCACTGCGTTTAAGATCCAAGCCCATAGCTTTAATCTTACCAGGTTTACCATCTACGTCTGTACGCTTGCCTTCTTTATCATAGTAAAGAACTGCATAACGTTTCTTAGTAATGAACAAACTCTTAGATCCAACAATTTCTCGACCAGCTTTAATAACTTCACCGCGAGTCTTTGGACAGTGGAATGAATCCAACATAAACTGTGGAAATGTAGTATTAACTTCATCTCCGATATTGTCATATAAGGCAATAACGTTTTCTTTAGTCCATTCAATATTGCCGTTATCGATATCTTTTTGTAATGTCTTAAATGCAGAGAAATAACATGAATCGGTATCGCCATAAATTACAGCTTTACCTCTGTAGTCATATTCACCGGTGATAATCTCGTTAACTTTTCCAGCCATATGTCGAACAATTTGGCGACCAGTTAGTGTAGTTGATTGACCGATACGTTTATCAAAGAAGCGACATCCGCTGTTAAGAATAGCACCATATAAACTGTTCAAGTTAATTTTCTTAACAAGTTGTCGTTTATCCCAATATTCTTCTTCGACTTTATTTCCAGTCTTGATACAATCTTTAAGTTTAGCCTGCATCTCTTTACGTTCAGCGTACCAACGTTTTAGTAATCCAGGAATAATACCTTCACGTTCATACGTAAAGATAGTTCCATTAGCACTTAACATCCAAGGCTGATGACTGTCAAAAATCAACTTATATACTTCGGCGGCACTAATAACATCGCTTTCGCCGTTCTCCCAGTCAATGGTAATGTCAGTGCCAATTTCTTGATTCATTACTACGGTATATTCTAAACTACCAAACACACCTTCCCAAGAACCAGCAAAGCTAGTACCTTTTGCCATTTTGTTTTCAATAAACTCTTCTGTCATTGTTTGACGTAATTGACCGATAATAGTTTCTGGGCCCATGTTTAATGCACGAATAGCACTTGGATAAAGACTGTTAATGTCTAATGATCCAACCCAATCGTGTATACCTTCTTTAGGCACAGCCACATACGCACCTGCGGCCGCACTATTTTCACGGTCGTCCATTTTAACACGATTAGGCACTTGCATGTTTCTGCGATGTGCTTCGTTAATAATAGCTTGTTCGGTTACAGCTACAGCACCCATTGTGGTTTGTAGCAGTACCGTATTTTCATGAGCCAGTGTGTTGGCAAGGTCAATGAATTTTAATTTTTTATCTAACTTTTCAAGTAGCATACAGTCGTTGATGTTGTATTCAACGAATGTTTTAAAATCATTATTGTATAGCTGATCCAGCGTACCTTCGTATTGTGTTTTACGTTCACCTAATTCATATTCTGCAATAGCATCTAAACGATATGTGTGTCGTTCTTCATAGGTGTATTTGCGATACAATTCAAGATAGTCTAAATGTACACGACCAATGTAATCGTATGTTGTACTAGTGCGACCAAATTTTTCATACTCACGGCGTTTAGGCAATTGATCAAACAAACAGAATCGTCTAGTATCTTCTTTACTCAATACTTTGATAACACGATTGGTTGTATACGGAATATCAAATCCTTCACTGTTCCAACCGCTGATGATGTCTGCATCTTTAATTAGATCTAAAAACATGTCTAATAAGTCTGCTTCGTTATCAAACAAATATGTGTTAGGAAATTCTTTAACCATTTCTTTGGCATCTTCCATCTTGAGACCTTTAGGAGGAATAGCCAAACATACCATAGTTTGTAACCATTGTAGGTAGACAGCAATCGCAGTAATTGGCATGAATGCATCGTCTGGACTTGCATAACCACGCTCTGGATCAAAGTCTACCTCAATATCGAAAAATGCTACATTTAGTTTTGGAGCGTCAGCGTTAATATAGTTTTCACTTAACGTGACAAAGATAGGATTAATATCACTTTCGAACAATTCCTTGTTACTGTGAATTTTTAATTCTTTGTGTAATTCTTTAGTGCTTTTGCAAGTGACCTTGCTTAGTGGATCGCCATAAATGGATTGATATTTTCCTCTGGGATCTTTGTAATAGAATGTGTGACGTACCGGTATATCACGGAACTCACGTTGACCTGCTTTATTGCGTTCGACGATTTTAATGATATCATTCTCACGGTCGAACCATGCGTCTACATAAGACATAAATTTTTTCTCCTTTGTCACTTGAGGCTGACAAATACCTTTCTGTGCGGTTTATGGCCCGCTGACCTTTCTCTTTAATACTTATTAAATCTTTTTAGTAATATCTAAAATAGCTTCGATTTCTGCCCAATCTTCGTTATGAGCTGACCAGTCACCTTTGTGTGCAATTTTAATTGCACGGTTGATAACGCTTGGTTTGATATTTAATTCTTCTGCAACTGCTTTAACAGTTTCTTTTAAACCTTCGTTCAAATCCTCAACTTCTCTTAAAACTGTTGAGCCTTCATTAATTAGTCGTTCTAGTTTAGCCTTCTCTTCTGCACCGTAAATACGTCCTGACATGTAAATCTCCTTTATAGCCTATTGTAAAGTAATTAGTATTATAAATCAAATAAAATGGCAGAATTGATCTGCCATTGTTAATTAAGGTTTTGGTTGTAGCCGAGTGCCTGGAATACCAACTTCTGTATCCAGCTTACCATTTGATATGTCTTTATTCATTTTAATAAAATCTCTACCATATGGGTCGGAGTCTGGTTTATTACCAGTACCGCCGCCAATGCCTGGAACTACTGCTTCAGCGGCTTGTATCATAGCATCTGCATCA